CTGGAGCAGGCAACAGATCAAAACATTCCTTGAGACAGGTTACAGTGACTTCCGCTGGCGCAGCATAAGTTTGATCTGCCATATGGCATACGATTGGGGTCAACGCATAGGTGACATGCGTGTCATTGAGTGGGGTGCAGTTGACTTGGATCAGTGTCGCTTGGATCTAACACAGAGCAAACGCAACGCAGAGATACACCTCCCAATATCTTCTGGGTTGTGCAGTATGCTGCGTCAGCAGAAGGAAGACTTTGGGTTCCAACAATATGTAGCACCAAGGGTTAAGCCTCGTGCTGGTGCATACACACCCTACGATAAGAATGAGATACACATGCATATCAATGAGATACTAGATGAAGCTAACCTACCTCGTGAGCTTACGGCTATGGACTTACGCCGTACTGCTGTGACTGAGATGATGGAGGGTGGGGTTGACTTAGCTAACATCATGCAGGTTACGGGACACAAGAACATACAATCAGTTAAGCCTTACATGGTAAACACACTAAGTGGTGCGACTAAGGCACTAGCAGCGAGAGGAAATGATGACGATGACCAAGGTTAGATCAGAAGAGAAAAAGCAAAATGACAGGATGCGAAATAGAAGGCACTACGATTACGGACAGGCTGTACTAAAGCGCTACAAAGTGAGGAAGGGTTGTGCTAAATGTGGCTACAACAAAAACGCACAGGCGTTACAGTTCAACCATGTCAACCCAGAGGATAAGTGTTTCCTGATAGCGACAAAGGCACACAAGATTTATCTTAGTAGGCATACAAAAAACAAAAGAGATATCAAGGCAGAGTTAGCTAAGTGTGAAGTGTTGTGTGCTAACTGTCATTGCATAGTAACATTCGAGGAAAAACACTTTGGTGCGAAGCGGAAGAGTAGGGTATGAGTAAGGATTGGAGAAAACACAAGGAACACGCTGAACTTGTGACAGCCAATGGATCACATCGTGGTGACTGCCCTTTCTGTAGGGGTAAGAATACTTTCTCTGCCTCTTGTGAATACGGAGTGCTGATGTATAACTGTTACAAGTTAGGTTGTAATGTCAGGGGTAAGTTTGATGCAGACATGACAGCCTCTGAGATACGCAGACACATGCGCCCAGCGCAGGATGAAACTAAGAAAGAGGTAGAGACTATGGAGATACCAGCGCAGCTAGTGGAACCAACACGGCAGCACACTAAGCACAATAGATTTATGAGGCGTTGGGGTATCGTAGGTAATACCTTCTATGATGTACAACAAGAGCGTGTAGTCTTCCCTATCTATCACAAGAGCCAGATGATTGATGCAATAGGTAGGGCAGTAGGTGCTAACCAAAACCCTAAGTGGTATCGCTATACTGGTGCTGCTAACTACTACACCATTGGTACAGGTAGTATCATGCTTGTTGTAGAGGATATTGTGTCAGCTATGGTAGCCTATCAGGAGTTTCCTAATGTTACATGCATGGCAATCCTGGGTACGAGTATGAACACAAAACACTTTGACAAGATAGGTGAGTATGATAAGGCTGTCATTGCACTAGATCCTGACGCAGTAGCTAAGACTATTGAGTATCGCAGAGAGATACAGCTATGGACAGGTAAACAAACAACAGCACTAAGTCTATCTGATGACGTTAAGTATCGTATGCCAGAGGACATGGAGAAACTACAGGAGATATGCAGATGATAAAAGCAACATACATTGACCATATGGGTAGTGACTTAACAGTAGCTAACGCAGCAAGGGTATCATTTGGTAAGACAAGTGAGATGGAAGATGATCCATGGGGGCCACCACGCCTCAAGAAGAAAGATGATAAGCTGATCCAGTATCTTGCAAGAGAGAAACATATCAGTCCATTTGGTCACTGCTTCGCATCCTTCCACGTTAAGGCTCCTATCTTTGTAGCACGACAGTTAGTCAAGCATAAGTTCTTGAGATGGAACGAAATATCTAGGCGTTACGTTGATGATAAGCCGGAGTTCTACAAACCTGACGTATGGCGTGGACGTAGTGCCGACAAGAAGCAAGGTTCTAGTGATGAAGTAGTGGACATGCTACACTGGATAATTGAAGACCCTGAGCTTTCTGTTGAAGGTCATACACATTATGATAGTGTAAGTGATAGACCTAGTAGGTGGTCATCTTATGTAAATGATAGGGCATTAGACCTTTACAACGCTATGCTTAATAGTGATGTATCACCCGAGCAAGCCCGTATGGTACTGCCACAGTCCACCATGACTGAGTGGTACTGGTCAGGTAGCCTTGACGCCTTTGCTGATATGTGTCGCCTTCGCTGTAAGTCTGACACACAGGTAGAGACCCGTGAGGTAGCAAAGCAGATCGACCACAAGATGATTGAACTATTCCCTGTGTCGTGGGATGCACTGACGGAGGAAGATGAATGAGTGAAGTCAAGATAACTGAAATAACTGAGCATGAGGATGGCAGTGCCACGTTGCAGGTAGAGTGTGACCCTAAGACATTCGCTGCTATCTTTAACGTAGGCTTTGTGTCACTGGTTAAGACAGGCTTATACTGGGAGACAGACAATGATAAGACCCATGACGGATGAAGAACGTAAGGCATCTCAAGAGCGTGATGAAAAGAATAAGTGGCGCAAGTGTGTCAGTTGTGGTAATGCAAGTAGAGGCACATGGTGTGGCTTCTGTCTGGAGGAAGAATGATTAACAGCCAATGGAAGAAACTCATAGCAGAAGAGAAAGCATATAAGGAGAGCGTAATGCGAGATCACGAGTTTAGTGAAGCAGTGTTAGCCGAGCATACACCCGATAACGTGAACAACCCAGCGCATTACGGCAAGGGTAGCATTGAGTGTATCGACTACATCGAAGACTTCCTAACCACAGAGGAGTACATAGGCTACCTGCGTGGTAACATTGCTAAATACCTGCACCGCTGGCGTTACAAGAATAAGAAAGAGGATCTACTCAAGTCTCAGTGGTACTTGGATAGGTTGATAAAGTTACAAGGAAAGGAACAGACATGATACCTGTAGGACAACTAAGATTGTTACTCACCAAGGCTGGGCTAGAGTATGTCATCACCCGTGTTGAGGGTAACGTGGCACACGTCAACATTCTTGTAGCGGAGGGTTCAGATGTTCACAGTTGAGTTTGAATCAGATGCATCCATTGTTACCACACTAGATCAGACTAACATGCACGAGGATGTAGAGATTATCTTTGGTGATGATGGTGTTGTCTACATGAGACAGTTTGAACCTGACATGGAACAATACCAGATGTTAATCATGAGTGCACAGCAGTGGATGGACTTGATGGCTGCATACAAAAGCGCAGAAGGTTCTTACTATGTGGAGATACAACATGAGTGATGAAGGAATGTATTTTCTGGGTGGTGCTTTCGCAGTGTATGTGTTAGCACTACCCTTGTTCTACCATATGGTTGAGCCAGAAGATCCTGAGGAAGATCGTAATGGCCCTATAAAGTTTGCACTATGCTGGCCCTTGGTAGCACTAGAAGTTATATACCGTATTGTTGTAGGAGACATAAAAAATGATGGAACTGGCACTGATTAAGACGTTACTAGATCGTACCTTTTATGACCAGCACAAGGGCATACGCTGCCCAGATAAGATCTTCAGTAAAGATGTGCGTAAGATTAAGCAGGCACTTGATGGTGCTATGGAAGCATATGATGGTAACCTAACTGTTGCTGACTTAGAAGCTGTGTTCAATCGTATGAACGCAAGCATGACCACAGCTACACGTGGAGCATATGAGGATCTGTTCAAGCGTATTGCAATCACTGAGCCTATCAAAGAAGAGATAGCACAGGACACACTGTCACAGCTATTTCAACAACACGTTGGTGATCGTGTAGCAAACCTGGGTTTCGACTTTGTGAATGGTACAGAGGATAGCCTTGAACCTTTGCGTCAACTACTAGAGGAATACAAGAATGATTTTACTCCTAATCTGCGCGTTGACTGGGATGACAATAGCCTTGACACAATCCTTGATGCAACGCTTCTTGAATCACGATGGGGATTTAACATCTCTTCACTGGCTCGTAGGGTGGAAGGCGTTAGCGGTGGCCATCTTGTGTTGGTTGGCGCTCGTCCCAATACTGGTAAAACTTCTTTCCATGCCAGTCTTATAGCATCGGGTGGTGGGTTCGCACATCAAGGTGCTAAGTGTATCGTGTTGTGTAACGAAGAGGCATACACCCGTGTGGCTGCACGATACATCAGCGCTTCATCCAACATGACTATGAAAGAAGTACGTGAGAACAAAGCCTTAGCACATAAACGCTATGAGTCTATCCGTAAGAATGTCTTGTTCAAGGACAGCACAGGCAAGGGTATGGCATGGGTTGAGTCTGTTGTTAAGCAAGAGAAGCCTGACATTGTAGTGCTTGACATGGGCGATAAGTTCGCAGATATAAGTAGTGAGAGGAGTGACATCACACTCAAGGCTGCTGCTATCCATGCACGTAACATTGCTAAGCAGTACGACTGTTGTGTGATTTGGATGTCACAGTTATCTGCTGAGGCAGAAGGTAAGGCTGACCTTAACCAGTCAATGATGGAGGGGTCTAAGACAGGCAAGGCAGCTGAGGCTGACCTGATGGTCTTGATCGGTAAGACGCAACAGGCTGAGGGTGAGGATGAAGATCCAGTTCGTCACCTTAACCTAGCCAAGAATAAGCTGAATGGATATCAGGGTAGGATTACCTGT